CAAAATGATGAGTCTCGTAAGTAATTTAATAGGGCCTGTTACTGGCTTATTAGATAAAGTAATTGAAGACAAAGACCAAAAGGCACAGTTGGCTCACGAAATAGCTACAATGTCTGATAACCACGCCCAGCAAGCATTAATGGGTCAACTTGAGATAAACAAAGCTGAAGCTGCGTCAGGTTCTTTATTCAAAGGTGGATGGCGTCCATTTATTGGATGGGTATGTGGTGTAGCTTTTGCATACCACTTTGTATTACAGCCATTGATCGTGTTTGGTGTTACTGCTGCTGGCATTGATATACCAGAATTGCCAGAGTTTGATATGGGTTCACTTATGACTGTGATGATGGGTATGCTCGGATTAGGCGGAATGAGATCAATAGAAAAACTAAAGAAAATTGAAAAATAGGAGATAGATAATGTCATTATATGGAAATATTGCAAAGAAGCGTGCGCGTATTAAAAAAGGTAGCGGCGAAACAATGCGTAAAAAGGGTGCTAAAGGAGCGCCAACAGATAAATCATTTAGACAAGCGGCTAAGACTGCAAAGAAAAAGAAGTAGTATTATGAGTGAAGCAATGAAGAAACTCCAAGAGAAAATCGGCGTTGGTGCTGATGGACATTTTGGAAAAAACACAGCAAGAGCTATTGCCAAACATTATGAGCTGTCAAATGAAAGAGCTGCACATTTAATGGGGCAAGCATCACATGAAAGCGGTGGATTTAGGCTTTGCAGGGAAAACTTAAACTATTCTCCAGAAAGCATGATGCGCGTCTGGCCTACCCGCTTTCCAGATTTAGCAAGCACAGAACCATATGCACGTAATCCATCAGCATTAGCTGATAAAGTATATTCAGGTAGAATGGGTAATGGCGAAGGTGAAGGTAGCTTATATATTGGCAGAGGATTTTTACAATTAACTGGCAAAAACAACTATCGTTCTTTTTCAAGCGATATGGGTTTACCAGACATTATAACTGATCCAGACTTGGTAGCTACTGATTATGCATTTGAAACTGCAATGTGGTTCTTTAACAAAAACAAGTTATTCGACATTGCAGATGATGGTGTGAATGACGACACAATCCTCAAAATAACCCGCCGTGTAAATGGTGGAACACATGGCTTACTTGATAGAACCAATCAAACCAACAAAATCTATGGCTGGCTCAAATCATAGCAATAACATTGGTAGAGCTGGAGAGTTTTTAGCTCTATCAAAATTAGCTTACGCTGGCATCTCATGCACTCTAGTTCAACACGATGTAGATGATGCATACCTCAAAACGCCAAGCGGTAAATTACTGACCCTACAAGTCAAAACAGCCAGCAAAATTGCAAATAACGAAAACAAATACAAATGGCCTACAGTTGTCGCAGGTAATCGCAAAAAGTCAGATATATATGCTTTGGTGGCATTTGATATGCAGAAAGTTTACTGGGCTAGAGGTGATAATAATATTATAAAAAAATGGACAACACGTTTATTCCCAGAAGACTTTGACAATGAAGATGAATTATTAAATCAAGTAATAAAAAGCTTTGAATTATAAATATAACGCTTGATGATTACTTGTTTAAAATATACTTAGACGTGTGGGCAAATTCGGGCATGACTTTGCTCACACGAAATCAATGTAATGATTTATTGTAAACCATATTCTGGTCATTTAGTTCTATAATTATTTCTGCCAAGGCTTGCATGACAGTCCTTTGGTCTGTGACCAAAAGCCTGTCAGATATATAATCACATAAAAGATCAAGTTCCTCATCTGCCTCATCGCTGTCATTACACGTTAAGTCCAAAGTAAGGTTTATGTTAAATTCTGACATATCACAGCCTTGTAAAAAGCGGGCTGTGCCAAGGGAGAAAGGAGACGGCACAGCCCTAGTTAAACGGGCATACACTGAGCAATCAAGTGTTGGGAGGAGGAGAACCCGCTTAATTTAAGCATAACCTAAATATGCTACTCTTTGCAAGCGTCTGACATTTCTGCAGCCAATGCGGCATAACCCGCTGCATCTGTGCTGGAATCAATATGCCCACCATTGCGTAATCTTGCCATTTTAAGCAATACCATCATATTACAAACATCAGATGCATCAACTTTATGCCCCATATAACTTGTCCACATTTCTGCTATTGTATTAAAGTTTTCTTTTGGCGTGCCATAATCTTTTTCCCTATCACCATTAATTAAGTTTAAAGCCTGCATTAAAACATCTGATCTAATGTTATTATATTCTTTCATTATTCAATCCTTTGCTTGGCTTTCCCACTGCTATCAGTAAACCACATAAATCCGTCATTCATTGCTATATGACCTGAACCCATAAGTGAAGTAAGAGCCTGCTTATAACTTGTTTTAGGATTACTTGCACTGCTACATTTACCTATAAAGTGATCTTTAACAGTTTCTTCAGATATAACATGGTAAGCCCTAGGTTCAGGCCAACCAACGCCGCCAGGATTTGGATTACCCAATCCTTCTGATCTAAGCTGCTTAAATACACTGCGTAACAAAGTTTGGTTTTTACCTTTTATTTGCGGGCGGTTTGCATCCTCAATTTCTTCAGATGATGCTTTTGTTATAACGCATGTTGTAACAGCATCCCCATCATCATCTTGGCCTAGCTCAATAACTTTCAACTTAAAATTAAATACTGCGCCAGTTTCCATATCTCTTTGTTTGGTGGCCTTTGCAGAACGTAATCCTGTTTCTTCATTATAATCTAATTCTATTTCAGTATCAGTTGCAGCTCTTAATGAACTATGACCCCTTGCCCCTGCTGCTTTATCTTTTCCTGAATGGTGTACTGTAGCAACATGCGCCCCTGTAAGCTCACGTAACTGATCGCAATTGCCAATAAACTTTGTCATGTCTTCAGGGCTATTCTCATTTGCACCTGACATGGCTCTTGAAAGTGTATCTATTATAATCATCTTAACAGGGCCATGTATTCGTGCAACTTCACGACATAACTTAGCCAGCACATTCATATCAACATTTGCATCAAGCATGTTTACTGGTGATGGCCTTACAGCTAATTTAACGTCCTTATGGTCAGTGTAATGTTGTCTCATGGCCACAACTCTATTATGAAATGCCATACCGCCTTCAGTAGCTAAATATAAAACACTACCACCAGAAACTTTATTATTATTCCACGGCTGGCTTGCTGCGATATGCCAAGCAATATCCAAAACAAAGAAAGATTTACCTACATTTGATGGGCCATATATCACTGACATCTGGCCTTCACCAAACCAACCTTTCATTAAGTAATTTCTGGATAACTGTGGTTTAGCGTCATATGGGAAGAATACCTGGCTTAACACACTTTCAATCTTTAAAGCTTCTGCCGTTACATCTGGCCCACGCTCCAACCACATATCAGAATAATCCCATCCTTCCATGTCAGGTAGGATATATTCTATACCATGATCCTCTTGCGCTCTTTCACATGCCTTTATACCAGCATCATCATTATCCCCTGCAACAACAAACGTGCAATCTGGCTTGGCCTGCAAAAGATTATCAACGACTGCTGGAATATTACCTGCGTTTAATGCAAATACACATGGCTTGCCTGTTGCTTCAAAAACTGTAGCGGCTGTTGCCCATCCTTCAGCCACATAAGCAAAGTCAACTATTGACCCACCAATTACACTAAAGTTACCAACAACAGGCATTTGATATGAAAACTTCTTGCGGCCTTCAGCCGTAATAAGTTGATGCCCTACACGTTTACCCTTGGGATCAATAATGGGTATGCATAAATTATCACCATCAATGATTGCATTATTTATATTTAACTTTTTATTTTCAAGATATGGATGTGTAATACTCGCGTCCCTTTCAGGCCATAGTATATTATCAGTACGCACAGCTTGTATAGCATTTACATGACTTTCTGTAGGCCAAAGAGATAAGTCCCTCATCCTGTCCTTTATACCCTTGAAATCATTACACTTTCTACAGTGTACTAACACCTCACCTTTATGCTCTTTAATCCAAAACCTATCTTTGCCCGCACAATTTGGGCAAGGGCCATGAAACTCACCTTGTGCAGTTTTCTTTAATTCTAAACTTTGTATTATTTTTGAGCCGTATTTTGACCAATTTGCTGATGGAAACTTGCTTTCTGCATTATTATTATGTATCATCTATATATTCCTTAGAAGAATGTTTAATATATATGCCCCCTGTTTTGTTTGTTTTACAGGGGGCATAATTTTATCTAAAACGGAATATCATCATCCAAATCATTAGCAGGTGGAGCTTGTGAAGCTACACTCGCGGCAAATGGATCATACTCTTGCCCATTTACTGGCTTTGCTGGCTGCGTGTTGTTAAATATTGCATCAGAATTAGGTGATACAAAACCATCCACTTTATCAAATGGATCATCACCGCCCTCTAACTCTGCCAGCTCCAATACTTGAACCGCCCGCAAACGCAATGAAACACCGTTCAAACTACCAGTATTATATGGCACTATTACAACCGCTACGTTTACTTTTGAGTTTGTTGTAAGCATAAAATCATCTGGCAATCTGTTGCGCGATGCATCAACTTGCTTTGGCGGTTGTGTAATATCCCCACCATATGATCCCTTTAACTTACATTTACCAACAATCTCATTATCTGCGTTTCGCTTGTATGGTAAATTAGTAGGCTTGTCAGGCCATTTACGTTTTGTGTCCATAGCCGATGCATTTGCATAAGCTTGTGAGCATATTTGATGTAGCTCCTTTGCTTGTTCATCATTTAATTTAAATGACATTTCAAAGGCTGCGCCCTCATCAAGTGCATGACACTTAACGCTCTTGTTTTCTTGTGTATCAAATTTATAAGTACCATTTAGTCTAGGGTACAATGCGGTTACACCGCTTATCATATGTTGCATATTGCAAACTCCTTAAAAATACGTGACACCCTCACGCTGGGATAAATTATATCTCGCCATCCAACCAAGGTGGTAGAGATAATGTTTCTAAATCAGGCCAACCAGTGCTGTAATCATTGGTTTCTTTTGCCCGCTTTATCTTATGTAATGTTTGCATCATTTCTTGGCGTGCATACCTGTCATATTTATCTGACAATTCATAACATGCTGTTGCATGTGGTTTTTCTTTTTCAATTGCAATAAATATAAAATTAGAAATCTTAATACCTTCAATCTCTAAACAATATCTGTAAAAGCTTTGTTGCAAAGAATAATTAAAATTCCTTAAAGCTTTAGAAAACCCATTTAAGCTTGCATCTTGGCATGTCTTAACATCAAGAATTAAGCCAGCAGATGCTAAAAACCCATCTGGCCTGGTTTTAAGCCCTAATCCAGTTTCAGGACACGTTACAAAGAATGATGCTTCTGTAATCAACTCTTTGTTGTTCAATAATTTAGCTGCCATGGGGTGCGTTAAACACTCTTCAGCCATGTCACATGCTAAATCATAGTCAGCCTCGGTCAGGAGTAGCTTATTTTGCTTCTCTGCATCCTCTTTGGCTTCACTCCACGCCTTGCCGCGCCTTGTCTCTGGCCCACGTAAAATTAAATCTTTCTCTGGCTCAAGTAGCATCGCATGTACTGCCGTACCTAAATCAAAAGCAGGGTTTTCTTTGCGTACTTTACCCTTCCAGTGACGTAATGTTGTGCTGGCTACTGCCTTTAAATCACTTGATGATATATTCTCATGTGCATGATATTCTTCATTGCTCATTTTATTACTTAAAATCATAGTCATAGTTTATTCTCCTCTATTTAAAATTTTCTGCTCCATATAATGCAATCAAAGCGGCTTCTGCGCGTCCGTCATCTTTGACCCTACTAAATAATTGAGCATATTCTGGAAATCTTTCCATTGCTTTACTGCGACTTACGCCTTTATCCCTATTCAATCCGAAATGTCCCTTCCATTTTGCGGGCGTTACAAAGTGCATGGGGTGTTTGTTAGCAGCTATACATGCCTGCAACATTCCATAACCCTCACCAAATCTAAATACACTAGACACACCTTGCCCTGGCATAGACCCAACACGCTCAACAACTGCAAATCTTGTCTTTGTTTCTGGCTCTAAAATATTTAGTAATGCATGGCAATCTATAATATTTTTACCAGCATGATTTAACATTATTGGCATATCGTGCATTTCGAGTTTATTGGCTTCAGGCCAATAAATCGCAATCGCACCAGTGTAACCAGGATCAATTCCAAAGATTGAAAGCATATTAATCAACCTTCGGTGGGTTAAGCTTTACTCCGGCTTTATCAACTTCGATTAAGGCCGCCATACGAACAAATGCCGTAAAGCTTAATCCAGTTTTATTTGCAGCTTCAGCAATCGCTTCATGTTGCTTATCGCTAAATCCTATTAAAGTTTTTCTATCCATTTTAATCTCCATTTTCATTTTTATAGTCAGTTATATATATAATTTATATTGGTGCAATATATTATTTAATCTTTTTTGCAAAATAAACATACCGCCATGATTTTTTACCTTCAATTGAACCTATGAATGGCTTTTGATTTTCATTGCTTCGAGATACCAAACCTTGGCTGTATAATATGTTTAATTGTGGTGCTACGAATGAAACGCTTAACCCTGTATTCCTAGCAACCATTGACGTTGTATATCTACCACCACGATTAATTGATTTTAATATACGCTGTTGTTTGGCAATTTCATGCTTTGCTGGAAAGCTTTGTGAATTAAGTGAAATATTCTTATTTGCACATGAAGTTGACAAGCTTTGTATCTTTCTGCCCTTATGTAATGGCGTTCTTAATCCTAGTTTTATTTGCTGTTTCTCAAATTGTTGCATCTTAAAAGAATATATTATTTCGTAATGATGCTTCTTATCATTCTGCTTTAATCTTTCTTTGAGTTCTTCGATGTTTTTTGGTGGCTTCTCAGTTTCAACTCCATCAATTCCATCAAATCTTGCTGCTCTTCTAAAAACCACCTGTAGTATTTCCTGTCCCTGGTCGGGTCTGGGTTCTTCATGTCCTCTATCATTAACGAGTTCATCTTGATTAATCTCATTGTCATTTTGTGGGCTTCTGAAACGTGCATATTTTTCCTCATGTTTTATAAATTCAATATTATATTTAGATTTAGTTCTAGCTAAAAAGCTTTCGTTCATATCTAAAAGCCTAGCGGTCTCTGCTTGTGTTAAACCTTGTTCAGCTGCGTATTTAATTTGCTTAATCGTTCTTGCATTAACAGCCATTTTACTCCTCCTCACAAAATATACCACAATCTGGCATTGTTTTCATTGGCCTACCCTTTGCGTTCGGGTCAAGCTCATCTAAAAATATTCTTTCACTTTTTACACGAACTAATTTTGAGCCAAGTTTACGTGATTGCTGTGACCTTTCCTCAAAAACTTCTGGAAATTCTCGTCTAACCAAATTCCAATATGTAGGGCTTGTTGCTTTAACGCATCCAATACAATTAGCATTTGGAAATCCATGTTCATATATTTTTGGTAACTTTATGCCAGCAGATGCTAAAAATCTAAAACAATCATCTTTTGTCATATTGGCGTCGATTAATATTGGTAAAACATTATTACGCTCAGTTAATATAAATCTTTCATGCCTTTTCTTCTCATCAAAAGTAAACCCAAGTACATGATAATCAACAGGGTTATCCGCTTCCCATTGTTGCCTTGCTCTTTTCTTTAACTCAACTGTGCAAGGCGCACCCATTGGAAAAGACATACCCTTTCTTTTATTAAAAACTTCAACAACAGACGCACCTGGAAAGTTTTTATTTTTAACTTGCTCAATCTCAATACCTACCCAATCTGATACATCTTTTAAAAATCTTAAATTATCGGAATGCTCTTCTTTAACTGGATTATTTACTGCACGTACATTTTCCGCACCATATTTATCTACTGTGAGTTTTAAAGCTACAGCACTTGCTGCGCCGCACGAAAACCAAACTGCTATCTTCATCACTCATACCTCACAAATTTACCATCATCATCTAATGCGGGCATTTTGGTTCGTTCTGGTTTCTGTAAATCCTTTATGTGATTTTTAAAAACTTCATTTAAAATAGAGTTGGGGTTAAAATCAATCTTTTCACCACCAACATTTATTATTTTATCTTTAATCATAATTTTAACCCCTCTGGGCGTAGTTCTGGTTTAATGGTTAATGATGAAACTTTATCCGTTTGCAGGCATTGAGCCATTGCATCAGGAAAATGTGGATAATATTTCGCATATATTGCTGGCATAGCATCCCCACATTCTTTTGCGCTGGCATACATTTGCTCAAAGTTTGATCCACCTTCTAAAGTCAAAGAAATGCTTAAAAGTGTAAAAAAAGTCATGTGTTCGATTCCCTTTTTGGCTTGTAAAGCTTTTGTTCTGTTGCAACTTCCCATAGTTTAGACAATGGCAACAATTCACTTTGTTCAATCATCCATCCTTTACCATGTCCCAAATCATTTTGGACGGCTTGCTCCAAAAACATAGTTTTTGTTGCAAAGCCAGCAACGTTCATTTTATCTTCATCAACTTTTGCCACCAATACAGAACAATTTGATTTAAATGATTTTTTGCTTTTAAACAGCAGCTTGCCGTGTGGGTAAAACGTCGATTTAACATCAATTGAAATGTTGTGTAAAAACATGTCTGCCCCATCATCAACGCCTAATTGGAATGGGTTAAAATCTAAATCAAAAACCTTTGACACGGCTAATTCTGCTTTTATACCTAAGAAATCTAAATCCTGGTCAGTTCTGCCCTTATCTTTCCTTTGATTTACAACACCGCTTAACCTTGCCAATTGCCAGCGTAAGGTTGCAGCTTGTTTGCAATCGCTTAATTCTTTTCGTGATAATGTAACAATCATTTCATAAAACCCCTCTTTTCAACAAACAAATAATCATGTTTTAAATTGATAAGGTTTAAAGATTTTAA